AAGATTACTTTCCAAAACGTTTCCTGTATATAAAACATTTAGTTGATGATACTAAATCTATAGATTATAATAATAATCTTAGATCTGTATTATCATTGTTTTATTATACAAGATCCGTAATGGCCACAAAATCCGAACAGAAGAAATTAAAACCAGATTTCTCAACAATAACTAAATATAACTCAAAGAAATTTTATACAATTCCTAAGAGTTTTATTGAGTCATTTGTTAAGAAATATGATTTGAAATCTTCAGTTCCAACATATAGTAATGATTTACACTATATTAGTAGTAAATCATCTCCATATGGTAAAGCCACATTAAACAGTACTTATGGATTGTTCTCCATGAGTAATGTTCATCATGACCAATTAAATTATTGATTAAATTTAATTGGAATTGATGCTTATACGAAAATGTTTGGAAAACTGATTACAAACATGTGATCAGATAACAGACTATTTTCATATAAGTATGAGACTGGATATTGTGGTAAGTTATCAATTATAAATGATCCTGAGTTAAAACTTAGAGTTATAGCAATGGTTGACTATAATTCTCAAGTTTTATTAAAGCCTATCCATGATAATCTTCTTAATAAATTAAGAAATTTTCCATGTGATAGAACTTTTACTCAAGATCCATTTAATAATTGACAACTTAAAGGTAACCACTTTCACTCTCTAGACCTTTCATCAGCAACTGATCGTTTTCCAGTTCATCTTCAAGAGAAGCTACTATCATACATGTATGATAGTAACCTAGCTTCTAATTGAAAGAGTATACTTGTAAAACGTCAGTATGTTTATGAAGGTAAACCTTACACTTATAGTGTTGGGCAACCCATGGGAGCGTACTCATCATGAGCTGCCTTTACTATGAGTCACCATCTAGTTGTTCATTGATCAGCATTCCTATGTGGAATACATGATTTTAAAGATTATATATTATTAGGAGACGATATCGTTATTGCTAACGATAAAGTAGCCAATAAATATAAATCTATAATGAACAAATTAGGTGTTGACATCTCTGAAGCAAAATCACATGTATCTAAAAATACATATGAATTTGCCAAGAGATGAGTAAGGAATAGAGTCGAAGTCAGCCCTGTTCCCTTAAAAGGTATATTAAACAACATTAATAATATTAATGTTGTACTAATGCAATTAATAAATTACATTAGTAGGAATAATATTAAATATAAAGGTACAGCATTAGAATTAATTTGTGAATTATATAACAAATTGAAAATTAATAGGAGATTTATGAATAAAACTCTTGTTAATAATCATTGTTATAAATTCTACTATTCATACAGATATAGTATAGGATTAGCTACCAATGAGGAAATGAGAACATTTCTTCAAAGATATCTACCTGAACATATACCTGTACCGAATAGTGAGCTAATTCCCGCTTTTATACGGGAGCTCCTGATTGGTTCTCTGACTTTCGAAGTGGAAAAGTTGTCCGATAGTGCATCAAAACAATTTGATTCATTTATAAAATATTATAATGAAAAGAAATTGCCTGATATTAAACTATTGGCGCAACACCCCTTCACACATGCACTGTACAATCAATTAAATAACAAAATTAGGTCATTATCTAAAGTTAATAATGATTCAAATCTTGATTTAATTGATCATATTGTACACATGCGTGTAGAGGTTGTTGATAAATTAGTTGAAACAGTTAGGGATCCTTATATAAAGGTCGCTAAACTTGATAAATTATGATCAAAATCTAGATTATTCCTTAAAAAGATTAATCTTGAATTTGAATCACATTGATCAAGGGCTCCATTATTGGAAGGTTCACCTCCAATAATAGACCAAAACTATTTCAAGTCTAAAGTATCAACTCCACTAGGAAATCTTGATATCC